GCGGACGTCATGATGTCGGCCTTGTCCTCGTCCTTGAGCTTCCATTCGGACTTGGCTTCGGACCAGACCTTACGACCCTTGTAACCCACGAACGCGCCGTTATCGAAGTTCGACCCGACAAACTCGGTCGGCACCAGCAGGTCCTTGGGGGAGATGCGGGTGACGAACATGCGGGAGTCCGTGACTTGGGGGACTCGCTCCATCGGGAGGGGGCCGGCAGCCTGTAGGGCAGCCAGTGCTTCCGGCGGCAGGCCAGCGGTATCAAGGGCCGGAACTTCCTTGTCCACGAAGCGGGCGGCGTAGCCCACCATAATGCCGCAGATGCCAGACGCGTTCACGATGTCCGACAGGCACTCATTCATCGCTACCGCGACGTTGGTCCGCTTCTCGGACAACTCGTAGTTCACCGACTTCATGAATGCCGGAACCGCAGCCGCATACTGTTTGTTCTCGTGGGTGCCCTGAACCGTAGGGACCTGGGAATACAGGTTGGCAGTCTTGGTCTTGGTCAGCGACCAGTCGGGGTTGATCTCCGCCTGCACGTCCGTCTCGGTCTGGACGCCGGGTCCGCCGATAGACGCGCCCCGGCCAATCCGCTGCTCCACGTTGGACTTCCATGTGGGCAGCAGGTCCGTGATGACCTTGCGGGAGGCAGTCAGGCGGGTGAACAGCTTCTTGGCGATTTTGAGGTTCTTGGCCTTCTCGGCCTTGGTGACCTTTTCGGCCTGTTCTTCTTGGGGAGTGTCGAGGGCAGCGGGTTCCGGGGCTTCGTTAGCCTCATGTGCGTCGGCGCCCGCCATCATATCTGCATTCATCAAAACGTATCCCCTGAACCATTGTAACTCAAGATGTACCTATCTACGACGGCGGTATTGCATCCAGCGGGGGATGGTGGACACCACCGGGTCCTTACTCGGCGCCGCCTGCGACATGCCGAAGTACGCGCAGCTAATCACCCAGTGGTCGGGGCCGTCCGCAATCTTCTTCGGGTTGGTGGCGTCCATCTGGAGAATCGGAAGCGTGCGGACCAGCTCGGGGCAGGCGTGCTCTAGAATCTGCCAACTCGGGTATTCCCGCCCGTTCTCCTCGATAATGGTCGCCAGCATCTCATGGACCGAGTAACCGTATAACTCCCGGTCGTTCTGGGCCGGGGTCAGCGGCACGCCGTTCTGCTCAAAGATATCCGCGATGGAGAACGGCGCGGAACCGTCCTTTACAAACATGGTCGGGTCACAGGACGTATCGACTATGTGCATGTTGGCCGACGCACGCTTGATTTCAATAGCCACGTCCTTTGCCAGCGTCCGCTTCCACGTCATTTCCTTAAACGTGATCTTCCGCCCGTTCGGCAGCACGATATGCCAGTGGCAGACGGCCGGGTCGGGGTGGTAGCCCCAGTCGATGGAGCGGTAAATCTTGATCCACGGAATGTCTAGGACGTGCTGCTTGATGCCTGCATGGGACCAAGCGGGCATGGTCTGGATGCAGTGCCAGGGGGTGACGTTCCCATCATCGTCAGTGTCGGATTTGCGGAACTCGCTGAAATACGCGCCTTCGACAATGAACTCTAGGTTCAGCCACGACCGCTTTACGTGATCCGGCAAGTTCTTGAGCCGCTTGGTGTATTCCTTCTGGTTGATGTATTTGTTGCCTTCCAACCAGGAATACTGGATTTCAAAGTCGTCAGGGCAGTAGTCGGGGAACTCCGCGTAGTTGACCGTGCGGTCGATAAACCACTGCTTCATCCACGCGGAACCGATGCCGAGGGTGTTGCTGCCAGCACGGACGACCGCTTTGTAGGGCGCCCCTTCCTTAGCGCGTGCGGCGGCTGAGATTTGCAGGAACATCTCCAGCGGAAAGGTCGAAAGCTCGTCAAACCCGATGAACCCCCACTCGCTGGACAGGTAGTTCATGACATCGGCCATCTTCTCGCAGTGGGAGAACTGGAGGACCGAGCCGTTGGGGAACTTGGCTTCCATCGTGGTGGAGAGGTAGACGCCGCCGAGCTGCTTCATCTCATAGTCGATGAAGGCTAGGTGGGACTTCCGGAGATCTGGGACCGTACGCCGGAGGATGAGGGCGCGGAAGTTCGGAAAGGTTAAGCAGCGCGAAATTGCGTCCCAACGGAGCTGCCACGACTTGCCGGTTCCCCTGGTGCCTAACGCCAGCAGGTTAGGGGCATTGGACGCGTGGAACGCAGCTTGGTCGTTCTTGGGGTCCGACTGCGGTTCATATAGAACGACTTCTTCACCTTCATCGTTCACAATCTTGATTGAGTTTTCTGACGCCATCAGCGGACCCCATTCAACCAGTCGATAGCCCGCTGGAGCAGACGGGGGTCGTGTTTCAGCTTACCAATGCCTGTATTGCAACCCATGCAAAGCAGGCCGCGCACGTAGGGCGGCTCTTGGTCGTGGTCACAATCAACTGCGAGAGCCTTATCTTCCAGTTGGGGCTTCAGACCACAAATGCCACACTCATTGTTCTGGGCGACTTGCAGCACCCCATAGTCTTCCAGCGAAATGCCGTAGTTCGCTTGTAGCGCTTTTCGGCGGTTGAATTGCTTTCGAAAAGTAGGGTCCGTTGCCTTACGCGCCTTTAGCCGACGCTTATCCGCAGCTTTGCACCGACTGCGGTAGTCTGCGTCTACGAGCATCCGCAGTTTGTGCTTTGCCTTAACCTTAGCTTTCTGACGTGCTTTTATTTCTGGATTGGCTGACCACTTAGACACCTGAAAACCCCCCTCTACTTTCGCCCCTACTATTTCGCTATCCGCATGTGACCCTAGGAGGGGGGTGGTCGGGGTATATAAAATATACCCCCCTACCCCACATCCTCGTATGGGTTGCCCTACCCCTATTTTGAGGGGGTACTTTCGCCCCCCACAGAAACGGGTATTTCCACCACGTCTACTGCGGGTTTGCTGTTCATGCCGCCGAGGTTGATTCCGACGAGAATCCTGGGACCCATGTCGCCCTTGCCAGCGGCCGGCTTGTCCACGATCCTCTGGCCTTCAGCGCTCAGGTTCTCCATCGCCCACTGGGAGGCACGGGCAGCAACGTCCAGAGCTTTGGGGTCGTGTTCGCCTTCCTTGTTAGTGACCGCCAATGCCCGCGATACGCTAGTTTTGTGCGCGTTCACGTAGAAGTCAGCACTCGGGGCGTGGACGTTCGTGGAGCACTTCATGGAGTTTGACCGCTAATGGAACTCAAGAGCGAGCCCGCTTACGCCACCATCAACGTCACCGACCTGGACATTGCGTTCCCCGGTGACCTGCAGACGTTTACCCTGCGAGATGGGCTGGATACCTACGAAACCGACGGGACCGCCCGGTGCCTAACGCTGAAGTTTGCGGCGGGTGGCATATTGACGTTCCATCTGCAGCACGCGCATTGGGTCGCCAAGCGCAGCCGGACTATCCGCGTGGTCGTTCCGGCTGACCAAGCTGCGAAATCCGCAGACCCCCAGTCGTAGAGCCGGAAGCGTGCGGCAGGGTGAACTCCAGAACGCCCAAGCCCAGAACCTCCAGCGTGTAGAGGTAGCGGTGGGCGAGGCAGGTAGCGGTGCAGAGGCCGGGTGAGCGGCGGGCATCGAACCAAGGGTTGTAAGAGTCGTCCATAGGGTAGTTTAACAGGTACACATGAGCCTCAAAGTCTGGTTTCGCTGCGTCGGCTGCGGAATCATCTTCCCCTCCAGCAGCGGCTACAACCTGAAGTATCTGTTCGGTAATCCGCAGCAGTGCCCGAATTGCAGGACCACATGAAGCAGTTGCGTCGGTTGGTCAACTTGCACACCACAGGCAAGTACGCCGGAATTGCCCATATTCATGGGGTGGAGTGCGGACCCACGCCTGCAGCGGATAGCGAGATGCCGGTTGCGGTCGATGTGCAGATGCTGGACGGGAAGTTCAGGGCGTGCACGCTGGTCAGAGCGAATGAGCGTGCGGTGTTCTACCGGGAGCAGGCATGAAGGCCGTCCTGCTGTTGGCAGTTCTGGCGGTTAGTAAAGCACTAACGCCAGCAACGCCCTCAAACCCCCTGACCCTGACCGTCACCCAGTCGGTCGGGTTCGCACCCCTCACCCTGCGAGTCAAAGCGCGGGCGGAAGCAGAGGGCAAGGAGGTCTGCGTGGTGGTGGATGGGCCGGAATACCAGAAAGCCTGCCGCACACTGGCTGGAGTCACTTGGACTCAGGACTTTGTGCTGCGGGTGTCGGGGTGTTATGCGGTC